CTTGTCCACCAACTCTTCTTCTAGCAATGTATCTAACATTACCTGAAGTAGCTTGTGTGAATGGGTCTCTTTGTACTGCTAAAGCAACTCTGTCTACGATCATGTAGGCTCTTCTGAAATCACCAAACAGAACTGGGAAGGCATTAGCCGCCACGTCTGGCATATCAGTAGCTTCTACATAAGGATATCCTAAGATAGTGTTAGGAACACCTGCTTGTAGAGACATACCTGCTTGGAACACATATTGTCCTGCGGTATCTTTTAGCTTTCTGATAGCTGAAAGTGTGCTTCTATTAAACATAAAAGAACCATTTCTGCTGTACTCAGATTTGATGCTGTGTACTAATGTGATAAGACCATCAGCTAATAATGCTGTGCCATTACCAGAATTAGATTCGCTAACATCGCCATTAGTTAGTAGACCTTCAGGCTTACCAACTGAGTTACCGCTAACAAATGCAGTTCCTTCAGCTTTTGCAAATTGCTCTGCAAACTCTGATTGCATTTCTGCTTCTAGATCAAAGACAGTATCTTCTAAGTTTTGCTCAGAGATGTCTACTAAAGCATACAACTCATGTGCAGGTAATTCTTCTAAACCTACTTCGTAACCAGTAGTTTCAGATCTTGTTCCTGCTTCAGCTACCCATTGGGCAGAGAATTGAGAAGTCCTTTTAGGCACTTGGATTGATCTTTGTCCTGTGCTTCTTACTCTAGCAACTGAACGAACAGGTGATATTTCAGTTACAGTTTTAAGTAACTCTCTCACATATTCAGGTGGTGCTAGATATCCACCAGTTGAGTCATTGCTGACAGTTAGTGCCTTTTTTTCTACTTCATCAAGACCTTCAAGTCCTTTTCTGCAGAAGGCTTCAAAAGCTGCTAGACCTTCATCAACTTGCTTGGCTTCTAATCCTGAATTTGGTCTTTTCATAAAAGTTTCAAGATTGTCAACCTGCTCTTTGATTCCGTCTTGAGCTTGTTTGGCTTGTGTGATCTCTTGATTGATATCCTCTAAGCTATCAAGTTTTTCTTCAATAGCTTGAAGTTTTGAATCAACCAAAGTATCAACATTTTGCCCTTTTTCTATGCTATCAAGTCTTTCGTCATTAGCTTTTTTAAATTCTTCAAAAGTATGACCAATTTCGTCAATGGCATTTTTTATATCTTCAGACATAATTGCTCCTTAGAGTTGGTTAATAATTGATGTTAATTTTTTAATGGCTTCTACCACTTCTGCATTATCATCAACCTCTCGCTGAATAAATGCCTGATTAACAGCTTTTGCTGCAACCTTCGCTTCTGAACGAGATAAGTTGAAAGCATCACGCAATCCGTTCTCCCATTCCCTTATGGAGATCTCCTCGCCTTTTACCTGACGAACCGTAGCTTTCGGATTCATAGGAAAAGTAACAAGGCTAATTTCCATTAAGTCTACCTCTTTAATAATACGTTGATTATTACGCTTATCAAAAGAAACCTCTTTAGGGTTTACACGAAAGCCTATGCTAAGACCATCTAATGCACCCATTTTTAATAATTCATAAGCATCTCTGCCTGCCGTGGTACCAAGAGCTAATCTGCCTTTAACTCTAAGTCCGTGTGAATCTTCTCTTATCTCATCAAACACACCAATAGGCATATCAGATTTATGTTGATATAAAAGTTTTACACCTCTTGTGCCTCTTTCTTGTAGGCTTTTTGTAAAAGCTCCTGTTTTAATTACATCATTACCTAAGTCTGTGTTATTAAATACAGAACCATAGCCTTCAAAAGTACCATCTTCGCCATCATTGGCTTTGATCTCTGAATGTACTTCTATAAAAGATTTAAGTTCAGCAACGTTGTCATCACAAGAACAACCTGCTTCTTTCTTCTTTGGCTTTTTAGGTTTTTTCATGCGACCACCATAACCGTAGCCTGATTCTTCATTCTCAAGCTCTTCGCCAGTTAATCTAGTGTAATCTGCGTGTGAGCCACAAGGCATGTAAACGGTGTTACCATCTTCATCGTGACTGTGAGTTCCAGAGCAACCTATCTCTTCTGCTCTTGCCTCTGCTTCTGCTTCTGTAGTGAACACATCTTTGCTCACCTCTCTTTTTTCATCGTTGACCTGTTCTTCCTCTTTGGAATTATAACTTGAGTTACAGACTGCTAGCCTTTGGTCAGTGTCATATTCTTCCGTCATAGTGCTATCTCCCATACAACGACTCATAAAATTGCTTCTACTTTCTCCTGTTTTTGGCTTCGGTATTGGCATTATGTCTACATATAGTATCTGAATGATTAATCAAGCACAACATCTTGTTCATCTGCATAAATAATCACACATCTACAGTTAATTACATTTCTAGCACCACCTTTTGGATCACCTGCGTAAGCCATAGGGGCACCACCCACAATAAAGTCCTCATTCATAGGTCTTTGTTGTCCATTTGCTGCGCTATGATGAGATCTGGTTCTGCCATCATTGGTAGAAGCCCATCTCTTAATCATAGACAGTCCTAAATTGTCTTGTACTGTTTCATAGTAAGAATGATTTGCAAAGCTTGCGGCATTGTGTGTTTCTGTTCTAGCTATTGTTGCCGCCCTTACTCTTGCTATTGGCGCTACCCCACTTGCTATATTTCTTGCTATCTGGTCTAGCGTCAAGTTTTCTGACCTGCCATCTGTAATTATTTTATTAACTCTATTTGCTATGCGTTGTGTTACACCAGTCAGTATTAATGTTCTGCCTGTGTAGTATGCGGTAACCAATCTTTCAAAGTCTATACTCTGCCCCATAACAAATACATCTTCTTCTTTAGTGCCTTTATCGTGTATTTCATTGGCACTATTTATTATGGTCCTAAACACCTTTCTATAGTGTTGTGACATTACTGGTAAAAATTCTTCGTTTAGATCTTGTATGGCGGTGTTTAGGTCAAACACACCAAACTCTCTTAAAAGATAACCTCTAGTTGTTACAAATCTTCTAAATATTGTGTTAAGTTTTCTAAATAGTTGCCTTTCAAGATTATCTCTAATTCTTTGTTGGCGTAGTGCTTCCCTTCTTGCGCTTATGCGACCTCTTCTAAAATTTCTAAACTGTTTTGTTTGTGGTAACACTATTTCTTTGGTCTGCCTTGTGAATCGGTAGGTCCTTTTGACTTTAGAGGATGTCCGTCAGGAAATAAATCAGTATCATGTTTACCCCCTCTAAATCTACCAGTGCGTAAAGCGGCTAAAAAAGAATTAACACGAGCATATGCCCAACGGTCAGCGCCACCTTGCCTTCTAACACTTGGTCTTACCGAGGTTGGATTAGTATTATAAGCACCTACCCCACGTCTAAAAACAGCAGATAATGTTCTAAGGTTTGTTCTTTTCTTAGGATTGTCACCATATTTTTCATTATGGTCATCTACTTTCTTTTTAAGACCTTCTTTGACTCTAGCTGATAGAGCAGGTGCCTTTTCTTCATCAAAAGGTATAAATTCAAAGCCCTCAAGATCAAGGTGTTTTGCCATTTCTCTTTCTATTTGATCTCTTTTCTTTCTAGCCCATGACTGTCCGCTGTCACCGCCCCACAGAGCCCATGCTATACGTCCTGCGCTCGGATAACCTTTTTCTCCTGCACTAAATCCCTCTGCTTGTTTATCTACTTCGTGCCTAGAAAAGAAACTGTGCATACGTTTAATTGTTGAAATGGACAGACGTTCCTTGTTTTTTATAGATGCCGCCCTTGCTACACCTACTGCTGTACCGCCTCTACCAAACTCTTTTCTCCACTCCAAACCTTTTATGGCTTCTGCTACCATACCGTCTGTAGGTACAGTATCTATATCAGATAAAGCCTTTTCATCTTCATCTTCCATTTCCATATCATCTTCTTCATCTTCTACATAAGCATCAATTTCAGGTCTTGATGTAGGATTGTCAGGCTTCTCAGTAGTCTCTGAACCAAGAGGAAATAATGTTGCGGATATATATAGATCATCAGCACCATCCATAGGCGATAAACCAAGCTGTTCTCTGGCTTCGTTTCTAGTCATTATGCCTTCCCTTACCGCAATAGTTACATTTTCATATATACGTCTTGTTCTTTCTGCTAATGCAGGTATTTTGTCTATGTCAAAACAGAATTCTAAATTTTCTCCATATAAAGGCACTAACCACTCATTAAGATCTGACTCCAGTTTTCTTAAATGTGGAATGATAGTTTCTTCATACAAAGCCAATCTTGCTTCTGCCACGTTAGAATATGTTTGTGCATCAGGCACACCTACTAGCTGACTTGGAACTCCAAAACACATGGCTATATCTGTAGCTGACATATGCTTAAGATTTAGAAAATCCATATCCTTTGGACTCAATCCCATTTCTTTCCAATCAAAGTCTCCTTCCAATAATAGTGGTCTACCTGCGTTAGCTGTACCGCTAAATCTATTATTAAGGTCAGTTAATAATTGTTGTCTTTGTGATTCTGATAGATTTACCGAGATTCCTGCATCATCTTGTGGCTTAAAGATAACCGCACCACTCGGTCTTGCGCCATTACTTAACAAGTTAATATTATGTTTGCCTGCCATATTATGCTGATCTACTTCTAAAGCTGCAGCAGACATCGGTGATAATCCATAATAATCATCAAGAGGGTTCCATAGTTTTATGTGTTTGACGTCACTAAATCCGCTTCTTTCGTCTATTGGATAGCTTGCATGTACTCTGCCATTTATAACATAGTCATATCTTTCAGGGATTGGGTTTGCACCACCTTTAATTACCATTCTGTCAGGTCTTAATAAGTGCAACTCTTTTGGTGCTCCTACCTCACTACCTACCTTTAATATGTATGCGTTACCACTAAGAAGTAAAAAACCAAAGGTACTGTTAAAGAACTCACTATGGGATTGCAAGGGATTAGGTCGGCTTAGTAAGGTGACGATAGGGTGACTATCTAAAACCTGATCCCCTGCTTTGACCATAAATGGTACCGCACTGGCACCTTTGGCTATTTCATTTACGCATCTATACACGATGCTGTTCTTCATATAGCCTTCTTCGGCTAAATCTTCATACTTGTAGTTTCTTGACTTTGATGTACCGACACCAAAATAACCAACCATATTGCCTAGATCTTTTTTCTCAGGCTTGGCTGTGAATACGTTTTTTAAATTATCTAGTAATGTTGCCATTAGCTAATCCTCCAATTTACTTCACCTCTTGATCTGCTCAGTTCAGTTAATCCCCATACTAAAGCATCTAATCTGTCAGGGGAAGGTCTGGTTTCTCCAGTGTAAGAACACATTTGTGATTCTAATTCTGAAAAATAACCAACATGGTGGACTCGCTTCTGCTCATACAAGGCACTTATAGGCTCTGCTCTTGTGAGTTTACCTCTTGTGGCCCTTACTGACCTATAGGGTATATTGCCATCTATACTCCTTAAAAGTCTTTCTACCAAGTCGCCTCCGTTATTGACTTCCGCTACTATTCTATCAGCTGACCAGTCATAGAAGCAATTGATTGCTTTTCTGCCCCATTGATCTGGTGTGTATCTGCCAGAAATATCTTCCAATACATAATACCTACCTACGGAGTCTTTGCCAACTACAACTATACCTGTTTCGTCACTATTCTCATTTGCTGTTACAGCTGGATCAATAGCTACAATTATTTGTTGGAGATCTCTTTCTACATCTTCTGATAAGCGTGTCTCATCTATCATCTTGGCATTCCAAAGTGCGCCTTCTAAATCCTCTATTATTTCTGCATATAGTTCTTGTCTACCAAGTGTTGTACCTTCATATCTTTCTTTCAACATTGTTAGTGCTGTATCGGCTAAGTTATCTGCATTTTCAAATGTGTTTCCTGATGTGACCTGAACATCTTGTCGCAACATTAGGTCTTTTATAATCTTTGTTGGCTTTGGTGTGGTGGTAATAACACACTGTGGATTTTCTCCAAGACGTAGACCAAACATTAATTGGTCAAATGCCTCTGAATATCTCCATGCCGCTAACTCGTCTGCCCATGCCCTATGAAACTGAGGTCCCCTTAACCTTTCAGGCTCTGATGCGGCATAACCAATTATTTTGGATCCATTAAATAAACGTATTTCAGAGGTACTTTGCGAGTAACCTTTTCTATCCTTTTCTGTACTAAAACACTCTTGCGGAATAATTGTCATCAAACCACTTGGTCCTCCAAAGCAAACTCTTCTAAGGTCGCCATGTGTTGGTGCTACTACCGCAGATATGGTATTTGGATTTCTTAATGCGTACAGAGCTATATCTTGTGCGCCAGTTCTAGTCTTACCCCAACCCCTGCCTGCCAGTATTAACCAGATGTAGTGTTGTTCTTTTGGTTGTAGTTGTTTGGTTCTTGCCGCCTTTAACCAATCAGTGTACAGGCTGATCGTCGCTTTCTCTGCGTCTGTCTGCAACTGAGTCAAGCAGTTCCATAGCTTCTCTGAAGGCGTTGTTTTGTAAGTTTCCATTTATCTCCACATTATGTGTTACTTCACCTAGTGCTAACTTAGCAAGTCTTTGCGCAGATAATGCGGCATTGGCTAATGCGTGTAGCTGACTAGGTATCATACCTTTCTTTCCTTCATTTAATTCTTGGTTATTTCTAGCTAAGTTTTGACCTACCGTTGTTAATAATGCTTTAGCTAGATTGATGCTATTTGTATCAAACTTCTTAGATTCTTCTGTTAAATCTTTCTGTCTTTGCTTATCAAGACCAATTAAATATTCTTGTTGAAACTGTTCACGCTGTGCTTTCCAATTATCTTGCTGTGCGTTTCTATAAAGTGTGGACTTGGCTATATTGAATTTGAGAGCCAGTTCATCTAGTGTATATGTTTTTCTATTACCTGATTCATCATCAAAACCTTGTACATAAAGTATTCTGATCTCACTCTTTAGGTCATCAGTAAGTTTTACATATTTAGATTTTTTAACCATATATTCTCAATATTTCTCAGGATAATATCCCAAATCATTCCAAATTGGAAATAATGTTGTATGATTATTCTATCA